AGAATAATATAGTTTTAATTTCAAATAGTAAAAGAACGAAAAAAATGAAGGGATTAAGAATTAAAAAGTTATTTGATAAAGATTTTGAAAGTATAGGAAGTTGGAAAAAAACAAAGAAAAATAGATTGAGAAAGGAAATGTTGTTTGAGGTGGTTAGAACGAGTGGAAGAAAGACTCGTAAAAAAAGAGGTGGGTTCAGTGTGTCGGTTCTTGCCATGGAAAACGATAAAAAAAACGAGTTTCTCGAAAACTTATCCCAGGAAGACAAAAATAAATATAAGTTGGTAGATCCTCTAGTATGCGAGATTGCCTTTGCGGATAATGAAGATGCTCAAGAAGGAATATATACGGGTCCGGTAGAAGAAATATTTCCAACGAAGAAGACATTAGACCAAAAAAACGACGATCCAGAAATAGACGATGATAATATATATTCTAATGAGGATTACCCGGTATATAGGGTGAAAGATAGTAACATAGGAGGCAAGTGGGAAACGCGGGGGTATTTGTATGAAGGGGGGTTTAAAAACGCCGCGTTTGATGGACATGGTAAATTTACTTGGACAGACGACGGGCATATTTATGAGGGAGAATTTTCAGACGGAAAATTTCATGGAAAGGGAAAATTGACTGTGAAAGGAGTAAAAGAGGGAGAAATAAACATAGGAGGTTATGTTTATGATGGTGAATGGAAAAATAATCTTAAGAACGGGATCGGGACATGTAAATGGAATGATGGATGTGAATATGTGGGGATGTGGGCAGAAGATAACATAAACGGAGAGGGAAAATTCACTAATGCTGATATGAGTGTGTATGAGGGGGCATTAGTAGAGGGTAGGTCAGAGGGAAAAGGGAAAAAGACTTGGACAAACGGCGATGTGTATGATGGAGACTGGATAAATAACCAGAGACATGGCAAGGGGCTCATGACTTGGAAGAATAACGACAATTCTCATTCTTATAAAGGAGATTGGGAAAAGGACAAAAGAGAAGGCAAAGGGATTTTGGTTATTAATAATATGTTATATGATAATACTACGTGGAAGGATGATGTATGTAATAAAAAACCTACGGGCAAAAAAATATACGGGGGAAGAAAAACGCGTAAAAAAAGAGGCGGAGAGGATAACGCGTGCAAGAAAGCATATAATGCAAACAATGAATCACGAGAAGGCAAAGTTTTCAATGCTGCCGTCTTCGAAAATTTATAGATGACGCAGAAAAATATTGTCGTAATGAGGATCGAAATTACTATTGTAATTTGGAAACAGGAAATTGTGCTCTTGGAATGATTTATAATGTGTGGGCTGCAGCCGCCCAAAGGCTCGAAGGGGGAAAGAAAAAACGCCGAAAATCACGTAAAAAAAGAAAATAATATATCTACAAGTTAGTAAATATATTAAAAAAAATCTATTATATATCTATCACATGAAGAATGGGACAATATCTATGTATATAGATAGAAAACGCAGTAATAGTTTACCAATGAACATACCAGCAAGAAAACCATCTGTATGGGTTCCAAATAAAAAAGCCAATATATGTTTTGATTGCCAAGCGGAATTTGGATATTTAATAAGAAAGCATCATTGTAGAAGTTGCGGACGAATTTTTTGTTATGATTGTGCAAAATGGTATTGTAAAAACAATGATTATATAACAACACCTACTCCACCGGAAAAATCGTTTATTGATTTTACACAATATATAGGAGATAATACATCAATTAGAGTATGTAATTCGTGTAAAAAAACGGTTGAGGTAACAAATAAATATTTGAAAGAAATAAATATATTTTTAAATTTACCAATAAAGATATCAAATTTGGTTTATTTGAGAACAGTTTCAAAAAAATGGTGTGAAATAATTAACTATATTATAAGCGTATACAGGAATATTCAATATAAAATATCTTGCCAAAAAATATCAAAAATAGAGAAAAAAATATTATGGAATCATAGATATGAATTCAAAGGACATTATACTTTAATTATAAAATGTATTACATCAAATAATGAAAAAAGTAAAGAGGATATAGATAAATTAATAAAATATTATAAAGATCCTACAAAGAAAAAGTATACTTGTCGTCAATTATTATGTAAAAGTGATTGTAAAAAACACTGTACTTCGGAAAATGTCTTGGAATTGGGATTTAATACAGATTTAACAAAACATACTTCTGTTGAAAAATATTTAGTAGAAAAATTAACATCTAAATTAGAAGATAATTTATTGATGCCGTGGTTAGTAGAATTATCGAAAAAAAATGCGGAATTTGGTATGGATTTAGCTTATAAATGCACAATGGATTTGAATTTGTTTTATTCATTTTATTTTGAAACAAAATATTATTTAAATACTTTTGATAGAAATGCGAATTTGAAAGCAATGATGAAAAAGATATTAACATTGGTTCCAAATGACTGGATTTCAGATATAAGAAAAACAGATGAATTTATAAAATTTATTGAATTATTAGTAAAAAAAAATAAAGACGAAAGATATGAATTAGTAAAAAATTGGTTTAATCAAAATGGTTGTGTTAGAATGCCATGGCAACCAGATATATTATGTTGCGATATAGATGTAATAGGAATAAAAAAATTAAACTCTTCTTCAAGACCTTGGGTTGTTCCATTAATAACAGAAACGCATAGATATCATGGTAAAAAAGAGAGATATATTTTGGTGAAAAATGAAGATTTGAGAAAAGATAAATTAACGATGTATGTTTCGAAATGGTTAAAAAAAATATGTGGAGAAGATATTATTGTGAATACGTATAATGTGCTACCTTACAGATATAATTATGGATGGATAGAAATATTAGATGATACAATTACTTTATATGATGTCATAAACATAAGACAAACTACGTTATTAAATTATATAATGGATTTGAACCCGAAAAAACCAATACATTATATGAGAGAAACATTTATAAAAAGTTGCGTTTCTTCTTGTGTATTATGTTATATATTAGGGGTGGGAGATAGACATACAGAAAATATATTAATAAATAAATGGGGTGATTTAATTCATATAGATTTTTCATATTTACTTGGAGAAGATCCAAAACATGTTGACGTTGAAATGAAAATAACAAATGATATGTTGGTTGCTCTTGGAGGAAAACAATCGGGGAATTTTATAAAATTTAAAGATATTTGTGGAAAAATGTATAAAAAAATAAGAAAAAGAAGTGGGTTATGGTATATGTTATTGTCTTATTTATCGTTTATAGAGCCGCCTATATATCCTTATTATAATAATAACGAATTAATAAAAAATTATGTGATTGATAAATTGATACCAGGTGAGTTTGATGAAGAATGTTCTTCGCAAATAAGTAATATTGTTGAAAAATCATCTAATCCATCTTATATGGAACAATTATCAGATATTAGTCATCAGTTCGGTAATAAAGTAAAAAATGTATACAATAGTATATTTATGACGTAGAAAAAATAATATAAAAACAATAAGTATTTATATTATATAAAATGCACACTATTTTTATAGGAAGCGACCACGCAGGATTTATGATGAAAGAAGAAGTACGAAAAGTATTAGATGAATTTAATACTTCAGGCTATACCAAAATACAAGATGTGGGATGTTATTCTATCGAGAGGTGCGACTATCCCGAATTTGCTTTTAGAGTAGCGAAGAAAGTTAGAGATACCCCGAATTCTTTTGGAATACTAATTTGCGGAACAGGTATAGGAATGTCTATAGCTGCCAATAAAGTAAAAGGTATTAGATGTGCTTTATGTCATAATTTTACCTCTGTATCTATGGCGCGTAAACATAATAACGCGAATATTATTGCTGTTGGTGCATGCGGCACTACATCAGTTACGTTATTACCTTTAATAACAGGGTTTTTAAATATTAAATTTGAAGGCGGAAAACATAAAAAAAGGATAGATTTAATTCATAATATTGAAGATTAATTATATAGTTTTTTTATATTCGACAAACGGGTTATTTTTTTTATCAAGTTCGCTATCGCTATTTCTTCGTTTTTTAAATACTGTATCTTTCATAACTCCGTGGTGGCGTTTTTCTTTATCATATGCTGTTTCAATATTTTCTTTCATTTTTACTTCAGCAAATTTTTTTAGTTTAATGCTGTCGCCACGTACAGTATCATTACTTCCAAATATCATACCTCCGCTATAAGCTTTAACGTTTTTATCATCATAAACTATATGAACAGTGTTCCATACATAATGACTATAACGACTTCCAAATTCGAACCCAATTATATAAGTAATAAAACCATACAAAATATTTTTTATCATCCCAAATGGAAATTGTGCTGGTGCTAGAGGTCCAAATACGAATATCCATATATTAGTAAAAATAAATCCAAACAAACAAGCTAATAATAAAATGAATCCTATTAATATTCTATTGAAAATTTCACCATTGTGGTTAATACCTTCCCACAATTTAATCCATATTTTATTGTGATTTTTTTTTAAATCTAATAATAAATAACCGACACGTAGACCCGCTTCTTCATATAAATCGTTACTCATTTTAATTTAATTAATACGGATTTATTTAAATCAATTTTATAATTAAATTAGCTACATGAAGTTATGATTTTCTTTGTACATAATTTTCATGTACAAAGAAAAAATAAGACAATTTAATTATCAATATAAAATTGAATTAATATTCCTTGTGTTATAATTTAATAAAACCATGACGATACAAACCATACTTTCAAGAGCAACCCATCCTGGGTTACTAATTGTAGAAGCCTTTGGAAATACAGGAAAACAATTAATATTCGCCGATGACATTGGACAACACGGTCATAAATATAATTTCAGCGATTCTTTACCCACACATATAATTTCTGTATCAGGGGAGATGGCAGACCTTTTAACGGTTGAGGATGGTTGGTATAAACGGGAAATTGTTGAGAATAGTGTAATTTTAACGCCAAGTACAGAAGAGAAGTATTATTTGGAAAACCCGCCCAAATCAACAGTAAATCCGCCCAAATCAACAGTAAATCCGCAAACCCCAATAGTAAACTAATGAATAATAAAATTAAATTATTCAAAGGAAAAAAAACGAAATCGTCAAAATGACTGCATAATTTCACTTTTCATCACTACTTTCTTTTTTATTACCATAAGTGATAATAAAAAAATCAAATGTTATTAAAATATGCCAGTTTTATATGCTGTGTCCCTGTATCGAAGC